CCGCGACCGAATCCTCCGCCACGAGATCGCCTTGCGCGGGTACTCGAACGCGACGGTGCGGAAGATCCTTGGGCTTCTGAAAGAGGCCGAAGAGGATCTAGAGCGCCAGATCCGCCAGCGCATCGGCTGGATTTCCGAGCGCGGTTACGACGCTTCCGAGTTCACCCTGCAACGCCTCGAATCCAACCTGCGCGAAGTCCGCCACGTCATGCGCGAGGCGTACCGGCGGCTAGGGAAAGAGATCCGGACCGACCTTCAGGAGCTATCGAAGGTGAAAGCAGGATGGGTCGCCAACAGCCTACAAGGGGCGCTAGAGGGCGTCGGCGTAACAATGGGGGTCGGCCTAGCCGAAGGCGATCTTCTGCGCGCCATCGTCAACAAGCGGCCATTCCAGGGCGGTCTATTGCGCGATTGGGTGGCGAAGCTGGAGCGGGAATCGTTCACTCGCGTGGCGGGGCAGATTCGGCAGGGGCTCTTGCAGGGCGAGAGCATCGACAAGATCGTGCGCCGGATTCGCGGGACCAAGGCTGGAAGGTTCGCGGACGGGATCTTGCAGATTTCGAGGCGCGAGGCGGAGACGGTGGTCAGGACGGCGGTTTCGCACGTTGCCAACGCGGCGCGGGACGAGACTTACGCGGCGAATGCGGACTTGATTGAGGCTGTTCTGTGGGAAGCCACGCTCGACTCAAGAACCTGCGAAAAGTGCGCGATCCGTGACGGCAAGAAATACACGCTAGACCATAAGCCGGTCGGGCATTCGATCCCGTGGGAAGGCGGTCCAGGTCGGTTGCACCATAACGACCGCTGTACGTCCGTCCCGGAGCTCGTCTCGTGGAAGTCCTTAGGCATCGACGCCAAGGAAGTCACTGGCGAGCAGCGGAACGCCCTAGACGGTTTTGTCCCTTCGGATACAACCTTCGGAGACTGGATCAAAACCCAACCGACCGCCGTCCAAAACAAAGTCCTAGGCGTTCGCCGCGCGCAGATGCTTCGCTCCGGGGAGGCCACGTTCAACGAGTTCTTCGACCGAAAGGGAAACCTTGTGACGCTGGATGAGTTGAGAGACGCCGCATGAGCGTCATCGCCCTAAAGCGAGTCGAGCGCCAGCCCGGCGAGTCGGACGCGGAGCTTGTGGTGCGCGTCGTGGCGGCGTTTGCGGCGGGATCGAAGTCGAACGCGGATACGGCGGCAAAGAATCAGGAAGGCATCGCGCTCGAGGCTTACAAGCGCGGCAAGGCGGACGGAATGCGCGAGGTTGCGCTGCTCTGCCATGCGATCGCGGTCGAGATTTCGACTCAGCGGATGGAGCACCACACTTCTGAATCATCCAAAGGGAACGCACTGAACTAAGCCGTTCCGAGGGGGGAACATGGCCGTAAGCGAAAAGGTGAAGGCGTTCGAGCGCGGCGAGCTCGCCCGGTTGGCGGAGAAGATCCGCGAGGCCGGCGGGGATGAGTCGCTCTCTACCGAATGCCTTGGGCGGTTATCCGGGCAAACGTCCGGCCTCCGCGAGCTGTCCGACTTTCAGTTCCTCAACCTGTGCAGGGACGCCGTGGGGGAGTTCCGGCTGCCGTGAGCCATCCCGCCCTCCGCCGGGACAAGCTTCGCAACTTGACCATGGGGCGGTCGTATTCGTCCCGCACCGGGCAGGCGATGGAGATTCACGCGGACCATTGCTCCTGCAATCCGGAATGCACTTGCGTTCCCTACGTCGTCTCGCCTAACGATCCCCGGCCTACCGCGCAGATCCTTGCGGCGGCGGAGAGGGTGCAGAGGTGGAATTGAGAGCCAATCGCCGCCCGCTGTGGTGTGCCGCATTCCTTGCCGCGCTCGAGGCCGTAGGTGGCCGGAAGTCCATCGCCGCCGAAGCCGCCGAGGTGGATATCCGCGAAGTTCGCCGGATTCGTTTCGATGCCTCGTTCTTCCAGGACGTAGAGGCTGTCTACATGAGGCTGGAGCAGAAGCGAATCGAATCCGCGCTCGCCTACACGGACAACTACGGCAAGATCCGCAAGTCCGCTTGACCTAATCTCCCCGATTCTCCCTACCTAGCTTTTCAGCAGTCCGGCACCCTACCTACAAGCGGTAGGGGTGTAGCCACTCCTCCGCGCCATCCATGCGGCGCGAAGCCGCCGCCCGTGACGGGCGAAACGCGGAGGAAAGATGCCGAAGCTGAAGCTAACCGAAAACGGGTCGCCGGTTTTCACGGACGGCAAGTTGGTCCTCGTCTCCGACGACGGCCAGGAATCCCCGTTTGATCCCGTCGGCGTTTACTCGACGTTCGGGACGCTGCGCAAGGAAAGGGACGACGCCAAGGACGCCGCGAAGGCAGCCGAAGCCGCCCTCAAAACGTTCGGCTCCACCGAAGAGGACCGCAAGAAGCTGATCGATAAGGCGAAGCTGGCCGATTCGATTGACGCCAAGAAGCTGGTGGACGCGGGCAAGGTGGAGGAGCTGGTCGAGTCGCGCCTGAAGGAAGCCACGTCGGCTTGGAACGCCGAAAAGGCCCAGATCCTCAAGGAACGCGAGGACGCGCAGGCGAACGTCCGCAAGCACCTGATTAACGGTCGCATCTCGGCATCTTCGGCGCTCAAGGGAACGATCTTCGAGAACGCCCCGGAAGCAGTTCTCGCCATGTTCGGGCCGCAGTTTGACCTCGACGGCGAAAGCATCGTCGCCTACCGGGACGGCGGCAAGAAGGAAAAGCTTTACTCCCGCTCCGAGCCCGCGAAGGTCGCGGACGTGGACGAGTCGCTTCAGATCCTCCTCACGTCTCACCCGAACTATTCGAAGTGGAAGCTCGGCGTCAACGCCAACGGTGGCGGGGCTCCGGGTGGTGCCACGGCCGCATCCGGCGCTCGCGCCATGGAGCGGACGCAGTTCTTCGCCCTGCCTCCTGAGGAGCAGATGGCGTTCACGAAGTCCGGCGGGAAGGTCGTCGATACCGCCGCTTGATCGTCAGACGCACTTAGGCGGGCTGACGCAGAAAGGGAAACATGGCAAACACTCTCACCAACCTGATTCCGACGATGTACGAAGCTCTCGACCAGGTGAGTCGAGAGAACGTCGGTTTCATCCCTGCCGTCAGCCGCAACAGTGGCGTCGAGCGTGCCGCGCTCAACCAGAGCGTTCGCGTTCCGATTGCTCCGGCCGTCTCGCTGGCCGATAACACCCCGGCCGTGTCCGCCCCGAACACGGGCGACAACACGATCAGCTCGGTGGAGATCACCATTTCCAAGAGCAAGCACGCCGCGATTCGCTGGAGCGGCGAGGAAACGCTGGCGCTCTCGAACGCTGGCAACTATCAGGGCATCAATCGCGGTCGGTTCGCTCAGGCGTTCCGGGCGCTCGTGAATCAGGTCGAGACGGACCTTGGCTCGCTCTACACCAAGGCTTCGCGCGCTGTCGGCACCGCCGGCACGGCCCCGTTCGGCACGGCCGGCGTGCTTTCGGACGCGGCTGGCGTTCGTCGGATTCTGGACGAGAACGGCGCTCCGGTCACGGATCTCCAGCTCGTCCTCGCGCACAACGCGATGGGGAACCTTCGCGGCATTCAGTCGGTGCTCTTCAAGGTGAACGAGGCGGGTACGGATTCGCTCCTCCGTGAAGGCATCCTCGGTCGCCTCCAGGGCTTCGATATCCGCAACTCGGGTCAGGTTGCTGTTCACACCATCGGCACCGCCGATGCGGACTACGACGTGGATCTCGTCGCCGGCTACGCGGTCGGTGACACCACGATCCATCTCGACACCGGCACCGGGACGCACGTTGCCGGCGACGTGATCACGTTCGCGGGCGACTCCAACAACTACGTCATTCGCACGGGCTCGGCTGACTCCGGCGACAAGGACATTGTGATCGGCGCTCCTGGCCTTCGCTTGGCGCTTGCCGATGGTGTCTCGTCCGATATCGCGGATGACACGGCGACTTGGACGGCGAACATGGCGTTCTCGCGCTCGGCCATCGTTCTGGCGACTCGCCTTCCTGCGCGTCCCGAGGGCGGCGACATGGCGGACGACGTTATGACCCTGACCGATCCGGTTTCGGGCCTGTCGTTCGAGGTTTCGATGTACCGGCAGTACCGGCAGGTGCATATCGAGGTCGCCCTGGCTTGGGGTTACGAGTGCATCAAGCCTGAGCACGTCGC